TTCTCGTCCTCAGCCTGTGCGTCGTCCTGTAGCCAACAGACCACCCGTGCAACAGCAACAGCAGCAGCACCAAGAGTCTATGGATGCTTTTGTCAACCCAAACAAACAGTCGGCTCCCGCTCAACCACAGATGGACGAGGAGATTGATTACGGTGAAGATGAACCAATGTTTTTTGATGATGCTGATGATGGTCCAGGACCCCAGAGTGAGGAGACACCAACCAAAGGGTACAGTACAGTGGATGAAGAGAAGGCGGACCTCATTAATAAGTTGGGTCGGCTTGAAAAGAAGGGGTTTGCTGTCAATAAGAGGTTGAACGCCTACTCCAATGTTGAAGAACTTCGTACAGAAGTTAAGAGGATTACTTACAGTATTGATGTTGAGCAGTCTGTTCGCTTCTCTCGTCGTATGCTTGTAGCTTGTGTGACTGGCCTGGAGTTCCTTAATAAGAGGTATAACCCCTTTGAGATTCAGTTAGAAGGTTGGTCTGAGAGTGTGATGGAAAATGTTGACGACTACGATGGTGTCTTTGAGGAACTTTACGTGAAGTACCGATCCAAGGTGAACGTTGCTCCAGAGGTCAAGCTCATCATGATGCTTGGTGGTTCCGCTATGATGTTCCACCTCACAAACTCTATGTTCAAAAGTGCCCTCCCCAATATGAATGACGTTCTCAAGCAGAACCCAGACCTAGTAAAGAATATGATGTCTGCGGTTCAAAACACGAGCCGATCCCCATCGGGTCCAGCTGATGCGGCTCCCGTGGGTGGCACTGGTCAATATGAGATGCAGGGTCCTGGGATTGACATCTCCAGTCTCATGGGTGGTGTGATGATGCCCCCACCCCCACCAATGAACACCTCCATGCCAAGCAACAACTCAGCCTCGGCACCTGATCAGGATGACGACGATGTCTCTGACATTGTCTCTATTTCAGGAGAATCCACTGGTGGTGAGATCAAGGAGGTTTCGGTCGGTGGATCCAAGCCAAAGAGAACCCGGAGAAAGAAGAAAACGGAAATTAATCTCTAAGTAAAGTATAAATGATAGGTTACTGTCCTTTGGAGGAACTGGAACCTCCTACGCGGCGCGAGCAGCCCGTCGTCACAAAGAAGCCCGAGGTCAAGTCAGAACCCGCTGGCCTCGAAGAAAGTGAATGTAATTACGTCGTCATGGCTTTCATTGTCGGCGTTCTATTCTTAGCCGTCTCTGATTCCATCAGGGCATAATTTAAAAGTTAATTCTACCTTTGGGTCTTCCCCGAATGGTAAAATTGATTAGTAGTTGAAAGTTGTAATATCTACCGAACCACCCACACCATTGTCAAGATCTGTCGTGTCATTAGAATCACGAGTAATCTTCAGAAGTTTACCACCACATGAACTCATCAATTCTATTGAGATGTCATACGAGTATTCACGTATACTATCAACGTTGTATGGTATCAGTCTTAAACCTCTCGTACCGGTTGACACAGTTGAACTCCATGGGAAACTATTTGTACCACCAAAGAGGTTCCTTGTACCTATGGCTATATCAAGATCGGATGGGGTACCTTCATCCCCAGAACCACCTTGGACTTCAAGAACTGTCGTACTCACATCCTTCGTAGTTGACCCATCAGTTCTCCTCAACATGGCTACGATCTTTGCATAGAAGGCACCCGTTCCAAAGATGAGTTGAATGTCCTTAGCAAGACCCTGACCGATGGAGAAGTTTTTGGAGTACGTCTTTCGGGAAACTTCCACAGAACCAGTTATGGTACCACCACCCACTTCAAGATCTGTTGAGGGTGCAGCACCACTCAAACCTATACCAATCGTGTTAAAGTCAATAACACCATCTACCTGTAAATCACCTGTAATCTCAGCACCACCCTGGACAAACACAGTGGGTCGTCCAATCTGGGATGGTTGTATATACACATTACCTGTAGTATCTGCATAAATATTGGAGTTACCACCGGTGGTTGTGAGCTCTATACTGGCATTTGAGGATACACTCTCAAATCGCACAACACCCGTTAAACCGAGAGAGGGGTCTCTGTGATCAACCACATGGAATTGGCGCGCGGGTGTAGGGGTTCCCACACCCACGTTACTCGTGTCAATCAGATGAATAGAGCTTGTGATCCCTGTGACGGTGTTAGCTACGCCTAGACAGAGACCAGTTGTCTTATTTTCCAAGTTGCTGAACCCTCTTACAAAACCACCCTCATCATCATTGGTATATATGAGGAGGTTCGTCTGATTATCATCACCGATACTCTGGAGTCTCATGATATCCACATCCCCAGGTGTCGTATCATAGACGTGTATATTGGAGGTTGGGGATTCTGTACCCAAACCCAATCTACCATCCACATCAAAACGGGCAAATTCCGAATCGGTGGAATCATCAATTTCGTGCACAAATGTAACCGGTCGTCTCACGGTACTGTCCAAAAGACTTCTAACAATATTACGGCTTGAAACACCTGTTGTCGTTGAAAACTCAAAACCCGTCAATTTGAAGGAACCACCACCCGCAAACTCCACATCACCATTCACAACGAGTTTAGTATTTGCACCTCTAGAATTTGCATCAGAACGTTGACCACCGACAACAACGAGACCATTATCACAAATAACGAGGGGTTTATCCGTTTGACCATCCATATCTTCTAAGATCTGACTTGAACCATATAGGGTTTCTCCCGAAGATGTATATGTCTGAAATACGTGCTCACCCGCGATATGTCTAATTCTATCAGGACCTGTGTCCACAGAAGAGGCTTCATTACCTTTGAAGAGAAGTAGCTCTGTCCTAGAAAAATCTTCGTTGTACCTCCTCTCTATAATATGGGTATTACCAAACTCGTCACCATCAAGACCACCGAATGTAAGTTGATTTCCGATCACGACATTACCGTTAACTTCTAACTTACCACGAGGTGCATCAGTACCTATACCCACATCACGTTGTGCACTACTTATGAAGAGAGCTGTTGCAGAGGTATCCAAAACTCTCCGGTAATTTTCTGTAATTCTAAAATCGTCACTGTTAGTCACACCCGCCGACCATCCAGTGAGGGCTCCACCATCTTCAAGTATATAACTTGTAAATGCATTACCCACATTTAATTTGGTTTCTATGGCCACAATAGCATCACCATCATCGTGGTTATGCAAGAGGATACCGTTTTCTTGTGGATCTGCGAAACCAGAACCTATGACCTCTAAAAATGCATTGGGTTGTGTGCTACCAATTCCAACCTTTCCAGAACTTAGGAATGTCATGACATCGGCATCAGTTTGGTAGTTATCACTCGCTAAGTAAAGATCAAGACGCGATCTAGAAGTTCCATCCGCGGTCTCATGTTTTCCCAATTTGAATGATGCTCGTGCTCCATGTTCTATACCATCGCCTTCGCGGGTCAAATCTAACACACGACCCATATCAGTAGTACTTACGATCGGATGTGTGTTGGTGATTACCATCGGTGTTTCTTGGTGAACATATGTACCACGGTTTGTAACTTGATCATTTATAAACACTGTACCGCCAGATGTATGAAGTGTTCCGATGGGATTAGCAACGTTTATACCCACATTACTTGACTCTAGGATGGTCATTTTTGGTGTACCCATAGTAGGTGTGGTACTCGCATAAAAGTTGAGACCTTTACCACTTCCAACAATATTTTGAACTTTGTTTTCACCAACAATGGGATCTGAAAACATTTGCATGGAAGTGTTTGATGTCGTTCCCCATAAGTTTCCAAACATCATCACGTTACTACCCATAACAAAAGCGTTGCCATTTACAGTAAGCTTTTGCGTTGGATTTGTTGTATTTATACCAATTTGACCATTTGAAGTGATTCTCATCTTCTCATGATTTCTGGTCTTAAACCTAATGTTTTGATGAGTATTGGATGTACTCGCACCATATATCTCTATGGAACTCACGTTTGAGGAAGTTGGTCCAGATTTTAGGATAAGTGGATTTACAGTGCTATCACCACCATATCTGTCAGCATGGATTGTTATGTTGGAAGTTGAACTGATGGATTGTGTAATTAGGTTTGTTGTCACAGTATTACCAAAAATTGTGAGAGTGTTTGCAGCTGTTAGGTTGACGTATACCATGGATCCTATTGAGAGGGTATCAGTGGGTACCACATTGGATATACCTGAAGTTTTTATACCCGTAGTGCGTAAACCATCTACTTTCACATTACCACTGATTGTAGCAACGTCTTTATTGGTTGGGTCTATCACAACTATATCATTACCAACAGTAACATTGGAACCAATTTTTATATTTTCTGTGAACGTATTTCCAAATACTTCTAAAACATTGGAACCTGTGTCTTCAACGAAGAGGTTGGAACCCACACAAAGGTCATGGGTAGGAAAAATATTTGCCACACCTACTGCATTTGAAGTGTAGATATCACCAAATACATGGAGATTTGTGGAGAACTCATCATCAATTGTGAAAGTTGTATCAAGTGGACCACCTTCAGTTCTAAACAAAGCCATCTCTTTTCCACGATCCCCAGTTCTAAAACCAAATGCAATATTTGATTCATTTTGATCGTGTGTAAGCAAAAGCATTGGCTCGTTTGAACCATCATTACCTTCACCGAATACGATTGTTGTATCGGAAATTACAAGGTTCACGATACGTTCATACGTGGCTTGTTCAGCCACAAAAAGGTTACCCAACATCCTCGTATTACCGTAAATATACATACCTCCATCAACTGTGACATTACCCGTCAAAACCGCTACGTTATTTGGGTACTCAACGCTACCATTACCCACATCAGATATGATTACATTGGAGCCAACACTCAGATTCGCTGTTTTCAAACCACCATTTACAGTAATAATATTGGACGACGCACCATCAATAACGAGGTTTGACCCAAAAGTGAGTTGGTTCTCAACGATAACATTTGTAGCTACGAGGTTACCACTCACTGTCATGAGATCACGACCCACGATATCAATATCAACCTTCCTAGTAGCACCGTCATTTACCTGAAAGGCTTTTGTGGGATTTGTCGTACCCACAGCGAGCTGATCATCCACAAAGAATCGAGATGCTTTACCACGCGCTTGGAGGTCAAAAACGATGGTATCATCTTTATCTATAAAGAGCTTTTCACCCACCGAAAACTGTTTGGTTGGTATATTGTTTGCCAGAGCTAAACGCCCCTTTATTCCACTTTCTTCAACCATCTTGATTTCATTTACCTCAATCTCACGAGTTAGAATACTGTTAACTCCTGTAAGAGTTTCAGACTCAACGGGTTCTGCTTCTAGACTTGCAACATAGATCTGATCGAACCTAGCTGTTCTACCCATTTATACTTTAGTTTCCGAATAAAATTCCAGCCAAACCATCCTTAATCCTGAGAACATTGTAGTTCACAGCAAACACATAGATGTCATTTTGGTCTGCTCTAAGATTACCCTTCTCCACACCCCTCAATATGAGTTTTGCATTATCGAGTCTACTGAAGTTACAAGAACCTGAGGGGTTGTAGTCTGATGCATTTAGACCAAAGTGATATACGAAGTATCTCGTGTACATGAGATCTTCAGAATCAACCCTATAATCCGATACACCATATTTAGATTTGTAATAGTTTTGGACTGTGTGAAAATAAGTGGGTGTCATGTTTTCGAGTAGAGGGGTTCCATTAATATGAATGTCTGCATTTTTGAATGTAAAACGGTCGTTCGTTGGATCATTATTGGTTGCACTGTACCCAAAGAAGATAGATTTAACTGGGTGATTGAAGTATGATATGTCTAAATCGTTGTATCCACCAGATTCTATCTGATTGTTAAAAACGTTAGATAGGGGGTATTCCACCTTTTGTGTCTGTGTAATCACAAAGTCCATCTGTCTCTTCACCATGGACTCTCTTTCATCTTTATCCAGATATACATAGTTTGCATATACATTGATACGCTTTTGTGTTTCACTGTAGCCAGTTAGACTATTTGGATCAAAATTTATTTTAACTTCAACTTGATGATGTGCCAATGATACGAGGGGTAGAAATGCTCCGTGGTCACAGAAAAAGAAATGGAGGGGTTGGAAGTTTCTATGTGAAATACTTGTCTTGTTCGTGAGTTCTTGTGACTTGGTATACGTGTCTGCAAGATAGTTAGGCCATATATCTGCGTAATAGTCGTAGTGTTGAGAATCTATCTTCTGACCTCCCACAAATAGATCAATCGTAGAGTTGTAAAGAAGATTCGAAGAAACATTAGAGTTCTTATCAACCCCCTCAAACCATAAACAATTTACAAGATCACCCAAAACCGGAACGGTAAAAACAGGGTCTTTATCTGTAACAGTCTTGATGAACTTTGGGGCTTGGGAAAAGTTTGTATGCCTCGTAAACTTCATACGAAAGAAAGAATGTCCCTCTTCGCTATTGAGATACACATCTTGTACACCTCTAGATACGAGTTGTATTAATGCACCAGACATTTAATTATTGTTTAGATTATAAAAACAGACACTTTCCCTGAGGGAAGTCCTCCTTCTTTTCCTCAACGGATTTACCATGTATCTTGAAACCACCCTGGCGGTAGATCTTCATTCTCTTGTAGTACATAGCCGTGAAGAGGGACCATGGATCGTGAATGTCATAGATGTGAGGGTTATTCTTTTTACCCTTCGTCTCTCTCATTATACGACCAATACTTTGGGTAATATCAGACTTGGGTGAAGCCAAAATAACTGTGTCTAGGGTTGGGATGTCTAGACCCTCATGTGCCTGCGAGAACGTCGCAAAGATGATCTTCTTCTTTGAAGAAGCCTGGAGGTCAGCCTCCTTCATCCCACCCATGTAGAGACCCGAAGTCTTTGGGAAACATTGATGAAGCATTTCACAATGCTGTCTACGGTCACTTAGAACGAGGAGCTGTCTCGTACCCGCTGAAGCTTTCTTTACAAGTTCAACGAGCATTTGGTTCCTCTTCCTATCTTCAACTACTTCTGTGATCATGTTTGGCATTGAGATTTTCCCATTTCTCATAGAAGGTGGGGGATTCCTATAATTGAAGGAGTCGTACGTAACAGGGAATACCTCCACTTGTTCCTGGTTCTTTCTCTCAACTGCAAAGAAAGTGGGCCCCATAAACCAATGGAGTACCTTAGTCAAACCATCCTTCCTCTCGGGTGTAGCAGAGAGACCATAGATGTGCTTGGGACACATTTTGAAGAGACTCTGACTGAAAACCTTCGCACATATATGATGGGCTTCATCCACGATTAGTGTTCCCACTGAATCAAAATCACTGAAGGAGTATTCTTTGAGGGAGAGGGACTGAAGCATAGCAATCACAAAGTCACAATTTACCTCTTTCTTGTCTTGTTGAACAATTCCAATTGTAGCACCTGGACAAAACTGTTGTATACGTTCCCGCCATTGGTCTGCCAGGAACTGTTTGTGAACAACAATCATCGTGCGATACCCCAACTTACAAGCTATGGCCAAGGATACCGTCGTCTTGCCGTAGCCACATGGTAGAGAAAGGACACCGTGCCCTGCTTCAATTGCTGCTGCCAATGCTTCATTTTGATGGGTTGCGTCTCTGAGCTGACCGACAAATTTGGCTCTAGACCGAGCCGGTTCAGGTCTCTTATCTTGTGTGGGCTTTCCAAGTTTAGCAGTTCCGTAGAATCTTGGAACGCACACTCCATTCTTAGCTGCTCTAAAAACTTTGAAAGGTGGTGGAGGAAATCCATAGTCCCCGTTGATCTGTGGTCTTACGGTAAGTTCCTTTTTAATTTCCTGCAACGGACCCTCACTCACAAGGTATCCAGTTCTAGTGAGCATACTTATTTAAAGAGTATAAACTTTAAGTGCGTAAATATGCCCGTCGTAAACGTTGAAGAGAATATTAAACAGCTCCGTATGCAGATTGAGAAGATGACCCAAGAAGTGTTTCGCCTCCAAGGTGTGCTTCAAACTTTTGAGGGATTCAAGAAGGGTGGTCTCAAGACCATTGACCTTCCCAATGATCCCAATCAGGAATCCGTTGAGGAACTCGATAGTATCCAGGAGAAGCCCGAGTAATGACCCACATTCCAAACACCCTTAAAGTCTATTTCAATTTCAACTTCATCATCCCTTATAAGAGATTGAATGGGTCTCCCCTTGACCTCACACATCACTCTCCTATATCGGAACGGAACTTTCACTGTCAACACACGACCATCTAAGGGGTCATCTAAGTGTTGATTTTTTACCAACCAGGCTTTGTTGAGTTGCACACGCCTTACTATTTCAGCACAATTTTCAGGAATGACCAAACGAATATATTTCTTATCGTTGTGGTCATACATGGGTGTATGCACTTTTGCTAGAAACTTCATATGTTTCTATTACGGTATATGAGAATTAAAACTATAAGCACTAAAAGTGTCATTGACATAACTTGTGTGAGGAGGAGAGGGTTCAAAGGTTCCCGAGTTCCAAAGCATTTATGACTGAGGGACCTAGACACCTCCACAGCCGCCTCAATACTGGAATAAGGTGTGTTTCTAGGAGACATCATACCACACATCGCGACGTTGGGGCACTTTCCGAAGAAGGGGAGTTGTCCATGGAGGCTTAGGACCCCCGAGGATTGGGAGAATTGCCAACGCTCACCATCCCAATTTGCACCCCACCCAAACCTCATCTCCCTAGGTAAAGGTACGTCAAGTTCACCGAGTATGAGGGTCCTCAGCTCTTCTGGTGGTGTCGTGAGAATCTCTTCTGTTAGGTCACAAATGACACATGAAACTGTCTTATCATCTGAAAGAACGACTGGTTGGAGGTTTAATTTTGTTGTCGCGGCAATTTCCAAATCATCCTTAAGTTCTATGGGTTCATCAAAATCTAACAGGAGATTTATACAGCCGTAGGTACTCTCACGAACCTTCTTTTCAGCCTCGGGACCCCAGTTGTCCCCCAAAAGTTTTAGGGCTGGGCTGTTGTCCAAACACAAAAACAACATTCCGTCACCAATTGTAGTTCTATCTGAGAATTCGGCTGTATAACCATCATCCATGTATTCAACATTGGCCAACTCCTTTTCAAACTCAAACTCCACCCCAACATCTTCTAAAGCTTTCTGCATCGCGTCACACATGACCTTACCAGAAACCCTCTGTGTATACTGCTTGGAAAGAGCCACATGATCAAAACTCTTGACAAACTCCCAAGCAGACATGACATCCCAAGTGACACCATCCATGATGAGGGGGAGATGCTCTAATAGGCGCTGTCCACCCTCACTCAATGGACCTAGGGCTTCTTTGAGGGAGACACCCTTGTACTTTTGGGGTTTAGTGAGTACTCTAGCAGATAGAGATGTCAAGGCCCCGTAGTCTTTTAGGGACAGCGAACGAAACAGGAATCCGTAGATATTTTTTTGAACTGGTTCAAAGATGTGATCCCACCTGATACCCATTTCCCCAAAGAGACTTTGGGTATTGACAAACGCTTTGTCAAACACTATGCGATGTGCATGAAGATCCCTCACTTCTTCAGTTGGTTCCCACCATGATCCACCCGCTGAAGACTTCCTATCATAGATTGTAATATCGTGGTCACCTGACCTGAGTATTTCCCAAGCGAGGGACATCCCGGTTGGGCCAGCTCCAACTATATGAACTTTCATTCTACTTTTAGCCGATATATAATTTTTCATGGGTGAACGTGTAAAACGTGAGAAGGGCCAGGGTTAACCATAATTGTGTATTCATGAATTTCATACCTCTATAGATGACAAACAGGACTAGGAAGAGATGCATGGGGATCGTCTCCCTTCCATATTTGAGGTAAAACCCAGCTGTCGCTGCACCAGTCATGGAGAGAGCACCCACAAAACTTGTCATACTCGGTTTGTAAAGAAACCACGAGACAAAGAGTAGTGCTACATAGGAAATGAAGATTGACCTCCTTCCAAACTCTGTCAGACTTTCAACGATTCTGAGTTTTTCACCTTTTATGAGTCGTGTTTCCCAATGTGGGCCTAAGATGAGATAAGACAAATACAAAATTATGAAGGTTTGCCACATTTAAATTAGACTTAGATCATTTTTCTCATCGCATTTGGAACCATTTGTTTAACGACAGTTGGACCAGCCTCAGAGAGGAGTTCGAGAACACCCAAAATGAGAACAGATTGCTGAACCATGACTACCATCTTAGCCATTGGACTGATGGGGTAGATGTCACCAAAACCAACTGTGGACTGGACGGTGAAGGCAAAGTAGAGATGATCCAAGAAGCTGGATTCCTTATCCAATCCATTAAATTGTTCACCACCCGCCTTGGAGATGGTAAAGTACATGAGTGTGAAAAGTAGAATAGCCACAAAATTGAGACTCAGAGTTTTCGCAAGTGCCATTTATAATTGGGAAATATTTTAAATGAAACCCTGAGTCTTGCGCTCCTCTGGAGTCTTTATGGCATACATGATTGTCAGGAAAACCATCGTTGATATGAGTGCATACTCAATATCTTGTGTCGCACTGAACGCGATAGCCATGAGAGATACAAACTTGAATATCTTACTGTTAAAGAGGATTCTGAGATTTTCAGGGATTTTGATAGCATTACCAGAGAAGAGACCTTGGTACAAAATGATTAGGGTAAAGAGAATTGGTTGACTTCTGATAGTCTTCTCGGTTTGATTACTCAAGGGCGCTAGAAAACTTGAAAGCTTTTTCATTAAAGTAAGTTAAGAAAAAATTAAAAAATAAGGGTAAGGTAGGATGTTATGTATAGCACAACATAGCCCGGTTGTACCAATCAATCGTAAAGTAAAAACATGGAAGTTTGCAGCCAAATTCTTATGGAAAAACTCCACTGTACAAAACAAATCTGAACTTGGTAAATGGACAAGGGAGGAACTTCTCGAACTCGGTCCAACGTTTGTAAAATTAGGTCAAATCGCTTCCACGAGAGCGGATCTCTACCCGCCTGAATTTACAAGGGAGTTGGAATCACTTCAGGATAATGTTCCTCCCGTGGAAATGGATGCCGATGTAAACCATGATATTTTTAAAGAATTTGACCCTGTACCATTTAAATCTGCGAGTATTGGCCAAGTCCATATGGCCGTACTCCATAACGGTCAAAAAGTTGTTGTAAAATTAAAACGTCCAGGAATCCTGGATATCATGAAGGAGGATACAGATAATATTCGGGAAATTGTACATTTGTTGGAACGAGTTGGTATTGATACAGGGAACAGTTCCGGTTCAGTTCTCAATGAGTCTATAGAGTACCTCTTAGGGGAGGCGGATTACAAACAGGAAATTGATAATGCCATCAAGTTCCGGAAAAGTATGAAAGATGTTGAATGGGTAAAGGTCCCGAGAGTATACAAAAAGTACTCCAATGATGTGATGATCGTCATGGAATATGTACCCTCCACCAAATTGACTGAAATCACTGACAAGAGGGTGAACAAGAAGAAGATATGCGAAGCCCTAATTAACTCATATGTTATTCAGACTATGGATAATGGTCTCTTCCACGCCGACCCACACCCCGGGAACTTGGGATTTTCATCCAAGGGGAAACTTGTATTTTATGATTTTGGTCTACTCGTACCCCTCTCTGAAGAACTTAGGGATGGGTTCACAAAACTATTTGGATTTATAATCATGCGGGATACAGCTGGTATAGTTGATACCCTAGTCAAATTAGGTGTAATCGTTCCAACGTCTTCAGATGTCTCAGATATCGAACTCTTCTTCGAAACTATACTGGGATACCTGGAAACCCTAGATGGTTCTGGAATTGTGAATGATGACCTAGCGGCACAACTCGCCGTGGAAAAACCATTCGTCGTACCCAGTAGTTTCGTGTACCTCGCCAAAGCCTTTTCCACCATAGAGGGTATATGTCTCAAATTAGATCCAGACTTTAACTACTTCACATACCTAGAACCCCTCATCCAACAACAGATAATTGAATCCGTTGACGTTGGTGATATATTCATGAAGACGACAGAGATACCTGGAACAATCGGTAAAATAAGTACAGCCGTCACAGGTCTTCAAAAGTCTAGAGGGTCTATGAAACGTACGATGGTCAAAACGCAACAGGAAATTAAGCTCGTCCAATACAGCGTAGTGTGCGCTCTATTGGCTGAGAGATTTGGGGACAACCCACCCCTGGCTATGTTTTTTGTTTTTTGTACCCTATGGCTTACTTTTCGTAAAAGTCAATAGACTTCTTACCACTCTTCTTAGGTTTATCATCCTTCTTGATCAACCTGTTATGTTCCTCAAAGTATCCCTTCAAACGACTCTGTTCATCACGGATAATATCAGAGAACTTCTCTTTGATCTTACCCACGTCAGTGTTACGTTCCTTCTGGATTTTCTTACTCAATCTCTTGAACCCCTTGTTCTTCTTTTCGGCAGCGAAGACAGTGAGTGTATTTATAATGGCAAGCATTTTACTTTGTATTGTAATGACATTTAATTTTTAAGTTTCTTCATTCTCGCCACGGCGCGAGGACGGCGCGCAGCCTCCATTTTAGCACAAGCTGTATCTTCATACTTCAATTCATTGGGGATGTACTTAATAGTATCTGTAATGTGAGATTTCGCTTCAATCTCACAGGCTGTATGGGACCCCCTGGACAATTCCAGGTCAAGAGAGTTCTTGTGTACGGGGGAGGTGCAAATTTTGGTGATAGTAGTCATACTCATTTTTATAAAGTACTTATCATTGACATTTTATTTTTAAGCGCTTTAATTTTTCTTCAAATTCCCTCTTCTCACCTGGACTCTCTATAGGTTTCCCTTCGGCGATCGCCTCAATCTCTGGACCCGTCAATTGCATAGCATTTACCCTGAAGTCTTGGAACGCCTCCATGGATAGAGGTACTAGGGGTTGAATCAATTCGTAAATAGCCGTGGCATAGTCTCTAATCTCCTTCTGTGCATGATGATCCATTCTCAGTTGGAGGAAATGCATGAGGTTATGGAGGTCCATCTTCCATACAAATGAGGTATAAGTGGATTGGGGTAGAACACCTCGCGCCTGTTCCCTGCACACACCCTTCTCGAGTAACTGCTCGTACAATTTAAACGCGTGTTTGTACTGTTCGGAAAGAGCCTGGTTCAATTCATCATCTAGTTCCACAATACCCTCGGATCCCTGATGATTTACAGCAGACTGTCCACGAAGGACTTCTGGTTCGTAATACTCCTCATCAACGATGGAATAACGAGCAGACATCTCATTCACCGAGGCTGTTCGGTGCCTCAACCACTGCCGAGCGATGTATAGGGGTGCCTTGATACGAAACTTGAAAACCACTAATTCTAGGGGTGAGGTATGCCAGTTGCGGATGAGGTAACGAATAAGACCCCTGTCACCGCGAGTGGTCTTGGTACCCGTCTGATAACTCACACGGGCACCATCAACAATAGCCTTATCTAGATTCTCTCTAGGCATGTGGTCTACGAGTTCAACAAATCCATGATCCAATACTTTCTTCATTATAACAATCTATCCGTTCTAATCTTTAATAATCACAACTCTCATCGAAAGGTACTTCTCCACAAAAATCGTACAACTCATAAAGTTTCTCTTGTGTCTTTTCAATTTCAATCGTAGTATCATTCATGGCATCAATGGCGTTATCTATGAGATCCAAAAATGAATCAAGTTGATCAATTGCTACACGATGATGTTTCCTATTCGTTTTTGAAGAATGCACTGCAGCCCTAAGACGCTTATTACTCTTGATAATCTTATCAATGTTGGGTTTGTTGGTAGCAGCGGACATTCGGATAGTGAGGCTCATTGTATATACTGTACTCACTTCAATTCCTTAATTTACTTCATGAGGATACCATAAAATCCTGAACGGACGGGTTCACCTGTTTTTATGTCGTACACTATAGCAATTTCATGACATATATCCCTGTACATATGCATATTATCTAATACATGTTTTATCAAATGTGTATCGTAATCAAACTTGGATAAGAAGTATAGAAACTCCTCAACTTTTAATCCGAAATACATAATGAATATTTGATCTTTGAACTTATTGAAAATACAAAGATCTTTTGCAGAGTAATGATCTAAATAAGAATGAAACTTGTGAACGTTTTTACCAAACCCCAATTTTCTAGTGTATTTTATGAAATTTTCTTTGAACCGCTGTTTGTTATCTATGACGAAAACACTTTCCGGTTCATCTTCATTTTTGTATCCATGACCAAAAAATGGAAAACCCATATTTCCATTGTCGCATGTGTAGATATGATCTTCATCTCCTATAACACCCGGTGTATCATATACATCTTTGGATGTTACAACGATACTCTTATCTGTAAGTAAAGGTGAACATATGGATGAATCATTAATGTCAAATTGGTATTGATACACTTCCCATCTCATGCGATTTCCTTCTTTTTTACACCCCCATACACTCTTATCAGGTACATTCTGTATCTCTCTCATAATATTACTTCTATACTTTGCATTGTGTAGAGATTCGTGCAGGAGTCTTGAAGAAGGTAAAGCATTTTTTAATTCTCGTTCTAAATGCAACAGATTGTATTCAACTCTATAAGGTTTTGTTTTAGCCCAATCTGGTATTACGTTATATGGGTGAAGATATGAAGAATTATGGGGAGGGTAGAGGGTTATATACTTTTTACCTTTTAGGACTGATAATATTCCAGCGTTATCATCATAATGTAATCCTGTATCGTGTTTTCCAGATGAAATGAATAAATTTGATTCAATGTCTTTGTCTTTAAAATGAGGGGGGTTTGATATAAAATCTTTTACATGGTCTAATAGCGGTACATTTAGTCGTTCTTTGCTATCACCATAACCAGGAACAGTTATGACATAATTGTACCCCTTATCTGTTTTAATTGTACCCGGCATTTGTTTATCTATATAACTATTCCAAACCGTTAAAGGTCCATTATATGTATTAATTTTATTAGCAATTAGATCCTTGTTAACGATTTCAAAACGCAACATACGAGGTTCTGTGAAAGCTTCATAGTTGTCTAAACACCACGAATTAATCGCTATAGACTTTTCACTTCTAATCCAATGCCACCAATTTGCTGGAATATATAAAGAATCTCCTTCGTTTAAGATGAAGTGTCTTGGAGAAGCCAATAATAATTCTGGATACACGAAAAAGTTTTTGTTGTTAATCTTACTGAAGTGTGCAAAATTGTTAGTATTATCTAGATGTCTTACACTGTTACTGTTTTGCAACACCCTGTAAAAGTAGAGTGATAACAATAATACATAAAGTATCATTTAGAATTGTGTATAAATTATTTTGTGTTAATTTCCTTCACCAAATCATCAATATCACGATAGTACCTCTTGAGATCCTTCATAAACCTCTTGTTGTTCTCAAGAACTTCACATTCCACTTTATTGAGATAGATCCATGCCAAGTTTGATTTTGAATACTTTGTTCTCTTCTGATTCTCATTGGGTTTACGAGCTACCAACTTTGTACTCTTTTTCTTTTTTGCTGATGCGGGTGTGACCTCCACTCTGTTCACGAAGCTTAGGGCTTGCATGACAGTGTCTGCTAGGTCATCCTTCTTCTTGGACTTGAGGAAGGTGTCTAACCAGTGTGCATTGGTGGGTCCACTCCGAATAAAAGCTTCACACCTCTCTATGGCAGCCTTCTTCCTTTTATTGTATTGCGCCTTACCAGGTCCCGCGACATCGGGGATCTTGTGACGAGCGTCATATAGTATCGTCTCAGCTTGAGGGCACTTAATGATGAAGTATGCATGTAGGAAGTGCATCACTGAGATCATCTTCTTGTTGCGGTCGGGTTGCTTCTCGATGAGGATTGTCTTGGCTCCGAGGACCCAAGGTCTATCATCTAAGTGTTTTCGGAGAGAGACGTAGACACCGTCATTGTGTTCAGGTGGGACACCGGAGACATCCCATTCCCTAACGAGGTTACCGTGGTCCTCATCAAGTAAACACATAGCAAGATTCCTTATACCAACATCAATACTCAGAATCATTAGATAAATCTTTAAATATACCTTTAAGTTAATGAAGTGTATAGCCCATCGTGGATATTCCCGGAAGTACAAGGACAACACCATTGAAGCTATAAGGGAAGCTATTCATAGGGAATACGATGGTGTTGAAATTGATGTACAACTTTGTGAGACTGGTGAGCTCGTCTTGTTCCATGATGTATACACTCAAGGTAAGTTCATTTCGGATATGAGTTTAGGTGAGGTAAAGAAACTTGGAATAATAACACTTCAACAGGTTTATGAAGAAATACCCCAATTAAGACGAACACTTCTAATCCTTGATATAAAGGGTGCAGATTTGGGGGTGGTCAAAGCCCTCGTGAAGTTTTATGAGAAGGAATCTACCGAGAATGTCCTGTTTTGTAGCTTCAATAGAAAAATAGTTTACAGATTACCAAAAGAATTCAAAATAGGTTCAACTTTTGAGACAACCTTCCACAAGAGTGAATATCCTCTCATCGCGATGGGTCTCAACGCGGTTGTACTCCATTGGACATGTCTAGACCACGAGTTCATAACTCACTGCAAAAATGAAGATATTAGGGTTTATACGTATACACATAAAGAAGACGAAGAGTTGGAATATATGTATAGGTATGGTGTTGATGGAATTATTACAAATGGATTTTAGAAGCGACGACCACCAAGGCGGGAAGCACCGGCGGCACCAAGGTTCTTGGTAGCGGACTGACCAGCAGGGGAGAGACCCATAACGACAACGAGAACCACAATCATACAACAGCACACCACAGAGGCGATCATCGCGTACTTCATGGGACCGGTAAGACCATCAAAGAACGTACCAATAATATCAGCGATACCCTTGTTCTCGGACTTTGCAGCTGCATCCGCGGCGGCTTGGAGTTGATTCAAGACATCACTTTGTGCGATAGCATCTGTGAGGTTTTTAGTGACTATATTCGCAACAACTTGGGCTGTAATATCCTGGCTATAGTTAATTTCACCACCTAGAGTGCAATCGTAACCATCAATGGTGTACACGCCATCTTGAATGGTCACTTGTTCCGCTATAGCATTGTTGATATTTTCGGTGATGACGCTATTTGAAATAATGTTTTGAACTTCCAGAACGAGTTCCTGATTCACATTCTGTTCGTCACCAAACTGAAAGTTACCAGCCTCTGTAACCTTATCAACTTGCGCCTGAACTGCAGCCTGCATTTCGGTGGTGATAGCATTCTTAATCGCGGTTGTTTGGGTGTTATCGAGTGTAGAACTTGCACTTGCACTAGCATCAACAGTCTGAGTTATGTTGGTTGTACAAGCAACTATATTTTTTAGGTGAATTTCCATACTCTGTATGTTAGCCTGTGCTGCCATAGATGAGTTTGAGTTTATCGTGGTCTGTTCATAAATACTCTTGCTGATGGCAGACATATCGAAGGTTTGATTGATCGTTTGTGATCCTCCTCCTCCCATGTTATATTAAAATGTACTGAGAAAAAAATGTTACCGAAATGTATAATGAAACTCAACCTCAAAAAGATTAAACCCAATCAGGTCATTCTGATTGCGGCTATCATAGCTATCGTGGGTTGGTTGGCGATGCGATCCAGGCGAGTTGAGAACATGGAGGGTGCCGCGACTTCTTCGGACATCGTCCTTTACGTAGAGAACCGCCAAGACCCCAACCCATTCATCGTCTATGGTATGGCTAAGAAGATGACCGATGATGATGCCAAACTCGAGAAGATCCTGGCGCTCGCGACTGAGGCCAAGAAGGCTGAACTTTTAGAACTTGTGAAGACTCTGTAAATAGCGTAAAAATTTATGTACCCAATTTTATTAAAGTTGACCGGACGTTTAATAAAATCTTAGTAGATAGTAGATTTAAAACATCATGGGAGGAGGAAATCCAGCTACAGATTGGCTTTCATATACACCCGTTGGTGTTATAGTTGATGTAGCTACTGGTCAGCCAACAGCATATGAAGAAGCTTTCAATCCTCCTTCACCAACACCGACACCAACACAACCTCCAGCCTGTTCCACTTACCAATCGGGTACGAGTGAATTGGAACTGAGAGGATTCAATCCAGACCAAGAAGGTTCCCGTTGTAATAACGAATTGACATTATGGTTAGAAAATCAGAGAAATACATTCTGTGCAGATATCAATAATTTTACAAAGAATCCTGGTGGCACTAATTGCATAGAACGGAATGCTGGTCTGGCCCTGGCTAGAACCTATTGTGGTACGGGTGATAGGATACGAACATCCGCTGCGTGTACGAGGGAATATCTAGGTCCAGACGCGTGGGTGCAACTCGCGACTACATATTGTGTAAGTGAAACAGGTAAAGTAGAACCGTGGTGTTCATGTTTCAATGTGATGAATGGGGTGTGTGACGATGATCCAAATGCTGCAGGGTGTGCAGCAAAGGCTTTAACATATGATGCCCTGGTTGCGAAAACACCTGACGCTTTTAAACCTGAATGGGCTGGTCGTGAAGCGTGTTATGGTCTAGTGTGCCAGGAAGAGGCGGATGCCCCCAAGTGGATTCTTGAAAATTCAAATCAAAATTGCGCGTCACCCGTTCAGATTTGTGGGTACACGATAAATGCTGAAAACTTAACTGAGTCTAACATCGATGCAAAATGTAATATAGGAGGCAAAGAATACGACCAGGATGGTAACTTAACAAACCCTGGAAATCCCGTTGCAAATTTAGTAGCAAATCTTCCAGGGGGTATAGGTCAGTATATTCCCCTTTCTTTCGGTGATATCACTGGGGAAGACACAAACAAAAAGATTGGCGCAGGGGGGTCATCTGCCTCTTCTGTCATGTCATGTGTTTGTATCCTAGTATTGATATTACTTGTAAGTTCAGGTGGTGGCAACTCTGGATCATCTAGGTTCAGACGATGATAAAAATATTCACAACTAGTAGAGTGCCATGGCTTTATTACTGGGTGCCGGGTGTGCCTTTGGGTACATAGATTGTGATATTGGTGGTAATAATTTATCCGCCGTTCCCATAGAAATTGATCAATGTGAGGAAACTGATAAACAACTCAAGGCCGAGTACGGTGATGACTATCTCACAAACCGCCAAAAGATGCCCTTAACATCATACGGACTTCAGTACATCAAAAGTATTGGGTGTGAGGATACTTTTAATTGGGATGATTTAGCCGATGAGTTTTGTCAATCCCTCGGCAACTATACAGAACAAATCGGGGGTGGTCAAACATGTGAGGATAGAGATCGGACAAATGTTTTGAGGTCTCGGTGGTGTCTCAATGAGGATGGCCCAAACACAACGACAATTAATGGTATTCTCATAGGTGATGATGCGGAAAATCGTATGAAAAGTGACGGTAGATGTACCAGGGATAAATTGTTAACGAAATACGATGAAACATGGGTAAAGTACTGTCGGGCTAAACCAGACGACCTCCACTGTACGTGTTACAATATGAAGAATAACGTGTGTGATACCAATCCAGATGCGGCTGGGTGTATGTATTATGAAATCCTCGAGGAAAATAAGAATGCTTTCAGTACAAAAGAGGAGAGGGCTGAACTTAAAGCTGCAGCTGTTGCTGCGGGTAAAGATGAAGATGAAGTAGAAGATCCTGAGTCGTACACTATCCTCAAAACCAAGGGACATTGTAGACCTAGGTCGTGTGATAGTGGCTACATTCCACCAAATGTAAAGAGTGACTGTGCAGCCACTTACCCAATATGTGGTGAGGATATAGACATCCGTACAAACACAAATAATAACATCGCGGTCAAATGCAATTATGACCCGGATAAACTGGCTACATTCCCAGATTGGTGGTCCGAAGAGACTGACAGGAGTTTCATGGATGCAGCTTTAGCCAGAGCTAGAGCGAGACAACCACCTTTTGACAAATGGCCTTTAAATCTTCTCCCAATCACTCGTTTCCCTAGACGTTTTATCTGGAAAGATAAGAATGTTCAGTATCTCACATATGGTGGTGTGGGTTCGGTGTCACTTTGTTCTCTCTGTATGTTCATAATAATGTTAGTTTTTAGTGGTTCTAAGAGAAGATAGTAGTTAAAGAAAAAATTAATTTTAAATGTATGTGGTGTTGGTGGTGTTGTCACTCCTTCGAGGGAACACCTTTAAGTATGCCATACAAATACGATGATCGTAGAAACAAGTTTTACACGGCTGGCAATTACTGTTCATGGAGTTGTGTAAAGTCCCACGCAATAGATAAATATGGCTGTACAATAGGTAGTCGTGTTTGTGGAAACGTAGTGATGATGCGTAAAAAAATGTTTAATCAAATTGGTCCAGTAAAACCTGCACCAAATAGATTCGTTCTAAAAGAATTTGGTGGTGACATGACTATAGAAGAGTTTCGGGAAAACCAAACGAGGGATGTTGACGAGCCTAAGAAGATTGAAAGTGCACCCGTAATAAATAAGGTGATACCCATTATTTCAAACACAAAGAAGATGGATGAAATAAAGAATGCTTCGTCATCTAATAACGCACTAAAACTAAAGAGAACTAAACCACTAAAACGAAGTCACAATAACTTGGAATCCGCGTTAGGTCTTATTATCACTCCCAAAACCTAATAATCTCTTTTGTTTAGCAGTCGGTAGCGAAAGTGGTAATTCTTCTGATTTTCTGCTATGAACCCATTTAGAACCATCATGTGCTGTCCAGCATATGTCATACCGCTCTATCATTTTCCTGCATAAAACACATGGTAATGATATAGCGTCTCCGTGGACGTTTGCTCTAAATATAATCAAGTGACCATATTTTCGGTGCAGCCATTCGGTAAATTGGTGGGGTTTATAACCTTTTTTTAAACATTCGCGGTAAAGCCGACGAATGAGTTGTCTCTCTGCACACATATGATTATTACTTATAAACTCGGGCCCTCTAGACATGTAACTTTTTACGGTACAATACTTCATACCGGGCAGTTGTTACACGTAGATCCTGGAAACACAAAAGCACACTTTTCACACTCGTTAAGTACACTTAGGTTCTTCTTCTTCGGGACAAGTCCTTTAGAAAATCGCTGTAACTCTTTTACAGTATAGATTCCGTACTGTATCATAACCTCCAGAGGAGGAAACTTCATACTACTTCGTTAACAATCCAAATCCTTAATTTGGTTTCATACAGCACGAAAACACGTCGGCGACCGCCTTCTTAGCTTTAAGCATACCAGCAAACCCATCAATGATAGGTGGAACCATGGTCTTGAGGACGGTTTCAAACTCGGAATCCTTTTCACCTTCATCAATCTCCTCGATGAGGTGGTAGAGGAGGGCGATCACGAGCTTCTTCTTCTGAGGGCCCTCGAGCCCCCTGAACTTGGCGGCGTTCATCATCAGCTTCGCGACGATTGGGGGGATGTCCTCCTTCTGGAGACCGTCACCGAGGTATTCCCTTTTGATCTCTTCAACCATTGTGATAACTTCCCTGGCATCTATCTTGCCAGTAAACTTTTCGATGATAGCGTCCATTTTATATTCTTGCCATAGATTAAAAATGAACACCGATAACGTACTTGCCGCGATCGCCTTCGGTATTGGATTCATTCAGATGCATCAGGACTTTAAGAAATCTGAAGAAGTTGACGAAAAGTCTAAGAATGCTGTGATGTTGAGTATTCTCGCGAGCTCTCTATGGCTCATTTACCAATCTAGGAAGTATGGTATGAACTTCACCGTCGGGTACACCGGTGTTGGTTTACTACTCCAACTGTACATCTTGAATAAGATTCTCATCAAGGAGAACAAACAAGCTTAAGGATTGCTTACGTCATCAATGTAGAAATGAGCCTTATCATTCGTGCGCAATTTAAGCCAACTATCAAATCCAAGGTAGTTTCCAAGAAAAGTACACCTTCTATCCGGGGACCCGTGCTTAAGCCGGTTGAGCGTCCCAATGATTTCCTTTCTGTAGCCGA